TGGGTGTACTGATCCAGCAGCGACAAATTATAATCCTAATGCCACAATAAGTGATGGATCTTGTACATACCCACAACCAACGGTTTCTTTGACTGTATCGCCATCTTCAATCATTCGAGGACAAATCGCGACTCTTTATTGGAGTTCAACAAACACCAGATCTGTATCAACTAATTTTGGAAGCACAAGCATTAGTGGAAGCACAACAGTAAGCCCAACTGGTAATATCACATATCGTATTACTGCCTTTGGCACGTATGGTGGTAGTGCTATTGCTGAAGCAGTCTTGAGAGTTTATATACCACCAGTAGTAACATTTACCGCAGATAGAACTACAATCGTGCGGGGAGAAAGTACCATATTGAGATGGACTACAACTGGAGACGCATCTACTGCAACAGTTTCTCCTGGAATTGGATCTTCAAATTTAAGCAGTTTTATCACCATTTCACCAACAGTAACTACTACTTACACCATTTTTGTTTCTGGTCTTGGCGGAAGTGATAGCGATCAAATCACTATAACAGTGTTGCAGCCACCTACTGTAACTTTGACTGGACCCACTTCCATTGATTACGGACAATCTGCAACTATAAATTACGAAGCAACTAATGTATCTCAATCATTTACAGTAACGCCATACTATTACGATTTGGATGGAGTTGAGACTATAGGAAATAGTATTACACTACCATTGGGAAATAATATAGAAGGATCGTTTACTCATACACCTCCATGGGGAAATAGAGGACCGAGGCAGATAAATTATGTTGCTACTGTAGCTGGAGAAGGTGGATTGACGGACACAGATTCTCATCTTGTTAATGTAAATATTGATCAGATGCCAAATTTGATTGATATACCAGAGTCTGATGATAAAATTAAAAATGAGGATCCAGTTATTTCTCCTGATATACAGGTAACAACTGCCGAACTGTTGGTCACTGGTATAGATATACCAGTTCCAGTTAAATCGGATCGTCCAATTCAGGTTCAAATTAATAACGATAGTATCTGGAGAGATGTGGAGTATCTATAATGCCTAACGTAACAATTACTTGGTATAGAAATGCTGGTGATGAGAATTATCTCTACGGAATGCCAGGTGGAACTATCGGACCTAATGGTGGATCTAGAACAGTATCGGTTCCATATGGCGCTAGTTATGGATTGAGTGCTAGCGGCAGTGGACCTGGATCTGTTGCTATTCGTGGTAGTGGAACTACTCTGGGTCTTGATGATAGACAAGGAGCAGGAGCTGATAATGATTTCAATGATATGCTAGTCTATGTCAGTGCTGGATATTTTTCTGGTGCTAGATATTATGCACCATCACCTGTCTATGGATGTACAGATTCTAACGCATCTAACTACAATTCAAACGCCACTATTGATGATGGATCGTGTGTGTATCCCATACCAATTCCAACATTAAATGCTAATCCGACATCCTATATTAGAGGAGGATCTTCTACGCTTACCTGGAGTGTAACGAATACTTCTTATGCCAATTCAATTACTCTCAATGGGGACAATGTAAGTGCAACAAATCCCTCTGGTGGTTTAGTGGTAAGTCCAGTTACAACTACTACTTATACATTACAAGTAACATATAGTGGTGGATCTAGGACTTCATCACAAACAATTACTGTATATCAACCACCACAAATTACAGTTTATGCTGATAGCAACCCAATTCCATTGGGGGCTTCGACGACATTAAGATGGTCTACAACTGGAGATGCAAGCACTCTTGATATTCAACCTGGAATAGGATCTGCTAATCTTACGTCATTTACAACTATTAGTCCTACACAGTCAACTGTTTATGTATTAACGGCTTCTGGTCTTGGTGGAGTCACTTCAGTTGAATATCCATTAACTGTGTGGCAACCTCCAGTTGTTGATTTAAATGGTCCTGTTAGTATAAATTTTGGCGAAAGTATTGATTTGGTTTTAACCGTACAAAGAGCAACCCAAAGTATAGAATTATATGTCAATAAAAATATTGGCACTAGTCAGTGGGAATTAATTGAATCTTTAACAGTCCAGGAATATGATAACTATGTTTATACTTTTATTCCACCATGGAGTGATTTTGAGCAAGGAAATGGGATATATGAGTATCCAGACTTTAAATTAGTAGCAGTTGGTGATGGAAACTTGAGCAACGAAGATATACACAGTCTTGTGATATACATTGATAGATTGCCAGATTATATTCAAATTCCAGAGTCTGATGATAAACTTAAAGGAGAAGAACCAGTCATTACTCCAGATGCGGAAATTGTATCAGAGCAAATTGTTATCAATGACATTGATGTTCCAGTTGAAATCAAAGCAGATTACCCAATTCAAGTAGAGATAAACAATAATGCTGTATGGTATGATGTCCGCCAAATATAGTCCCTAAATAAGATTGGGAAGATCCAGCAATGGTAGACAGCAACTTTAGTCCATGACATATTCTTTTTCCAATACGCCAGTATATGTAAGCGAAGGACAAACAGTTCGCTTCAAGTTTAAGGCACCATCACAGTGGAATACTACCCAGAGTGTAACCATCCAGATTGGTGAGCAGCAAACAATCTGGTATATTACTACGATTCCAGAAGATTATGCTCCAGATCCATTCCCATTTACTATTCTGGATGAGGCTGATACAGATGTTCTGTATGTTTATGGAGATGGATCTAGACCAGGAGAAGATATTGTTACTATCTCTGGTTTAACACCATCTACAGAAGCTTCTGTTTCTGTTACGGGTTCTCTTCCAGCTGCCAATGAAAACTTTTCTATTAGGGTAAAGAGAGTTTCTCTTGGTGAGACTGAATTTGGTGAATGGACTATTCCTGGTGGAGGAATCATATTCTTACAAAATACTGATGAACTGCAGGTTAGGTTAAGATCTAGTGTATCCCCAGGATTGGGTACATATGTCGATATTACTGTTGGTGCTAGAACCGAAAGGTGGATAATTAATACTGCCGTAACTCCACCAAATATTCCAGAACCATTTCCAGATTTTAATGATATCACTAATGCTCCTTTTAATACAGCAGTTTATAGTAATATCCTTCAAATTCAGGGTTTGAATGATACTGCTATTATTACTTCAGGAAACTCGAATCTTTATGTTGGCATATCTGATACCAACAATTTCTTTACTAATTCTGATGGTTATAATGTACTATCTGGAGTTACATTTGAGTTAGTTTCTACTGTTCCTGCACCTACAATTACTAATGGACAGTATCTTCAGCTATATGTGATTACCGAAAATGCTGCAGGAGCAATAACATCGTCGGTATTGGGCATTGGTGACGAAAGTTCTGGGTCTAACTGGTTGGTTACTACTGGAAATTTCCCATCCACAAATCCAAATAGTTTCAGTTTTGTAAATAAAACAGGTGTGCTGGAAGATTCTTTGATTGCATCTGATCCTGCTCCTCTTCCTGACGGCATCCTTGGTCTTGGAAATAACGTTGAAGTTGATGTTGAGTTAATATCAACGACAGGCACTGAACCAAGAATCAAAATTCAGTATGCAGAGGGTGGAGAAAGTTCAGTTGGATTATTCCCAACTAAAGTAAATAATGGAGACAAAATTGTATTGTACAATAGATCATCAGCTACGTTTGGTGATTCTGTACAAACTATCATTAAAGTTGGACAAAGACAAATATCTCCGTGGTCTATTATTACCAATTTGGGTCCAGATACTGATGCTGATTATCAAGCTCCTGCAAACCTAACGAATCAAGCTCCAAACACAGAAGTATCAAGCAGTATCGTAACAGTAACTGGAATCAATAGACCAATAACTATTGATGCGACAAATGGTGCTCTCATTTCTATTGATTTTGGATTGCCAACATCTGGACCAGTTACGTTTGATCCAGAAGAAAATGAGTCCTTCAGAGTATTCATTACTACGTCACCTAATTTATCTGGTGTTGTAGATACTACGGTAACTGTTGGTACGGGAACGCCAAATCAGTTTATTTGGCAGGTAAGTAACTATGCAATCGCACCTCCTCCACCAGACTTAAAAGGTGCTTGGTATAGCAAGAAGAACGCATTTGTCGATAGTAATGGCGATATCAGAGAATCGAAGGATGATGGATTTGCTATTGGTACAGTTATTCCTGTTCTTAAGAGACCTGATGGAACCTACGGCACATTAGATGGAGAACTTTCTTCGAGATTCCCTGGTTATCTGGAATGTGATGGTAGTAAGCACCCTGCTGCCGACTATCCTGATTTATATGAAGTTATTAAAGACACATATGCAATAGCAGGTGATGCAGTCGTTGTCTATGATGAAGATACCAAGACATATTCTGGTGAATTTAGACTTCCAGATTATAGAAATAGGAAACTAGTTGGTACTGGTGTTGTTGATGGCAATAGAGCATCTTCGGCATTTGTTCCATCTGATGGCAGTGTGTATGACGCAGGAGGAATTGGTGGGTGGTGGTAT